GTTGATGATCATGTTTATAATGATTCTGGTGATTTAGACGAAAGTAATGGTAGATATTGTAAAACACCAGAATATCCGAATGGTGTTTATGCATATTTTGTTGGTTTGACAACTGGAACTCAGGGTAATTTAGTTCCTAAATTTCCATATTTTATAGGTGATAATTACAGATCAGAACCTATTTCTGATAATTTTGTCATCAATCAAAATAATTTTGATATTAATAATAGCGATCTAATTAGAAATACACTTCCATACAAAGTTGCAGATCCAACAGCAGATAATGATTTCTTTATTGAATCAAATGAATCAGAAGAACAAAGTGCGATATTAGAGTCTGTTACAAGAGGTCAAGTTGAAGGATTTCAAATAGTAGAATCTGGAAGTGGATATAAGGTAGGTGATAGTTTAGTTTTTGATAATACAGATACCTCTGGAGGAGGAGCCAGTGCCTCTGTATCACAAGTTAGTGGTAAACCTATTACAAGTGTAACCACAACTATACAAACTTACGATGATGTCGTATACGTTAGAGACAGTGCAACTCAAGTAAGTGCATTTATATCTACTTCACATACATTTGCAGATAATGATCAGATTGTAATTTCTGGTTTATCAACCAGTATTCCAAATCTTACAGACTCATTTAAAGTTGGTGTTTCTTCTGAACAGGTTGCACTTTATAAAGAATTACCTGCAAATAATACATCTGGTATCGTCACAGACATTTATGTATCCTCTATACCATCAAGAGTATCTGCTGGTAGTAGCATAGGTATCGGTACAGAGAGATTATTAGTTTTAAACAAATTTGATCAAAGAAAAATTTTAAGAGTTAAGAGAGGAGTTGTAGGTTCTGCTCACACATTATCCACCCCAGTGTTAACTGTACCTCAAAAATTTACTATTGATCTTATCACAGATCCTTTTGATTCTAAAATTAATGACAAAGTATTTTTTAACCCACAAGAGCAAGTTGGTCTAGCATTAACAGCAGGAACTGTAGTGGCTACTGCAAAATCATTTACAATAGGTGAATTATCTGAAGTAATAAGCATTCCAGCAAGACATATCTTTTTACCAGATCATCCATTTACAAATAATCAACCAATCACATTTACTGTTCCGAGTGGTGCAGGTGCAATCGTATGTGGAACTGCTGCGACCACTATTATCCCATTTACAAATGCTGGTATTGCAACTAATAATAATCAATTTTTAACAATAAATGCTGCTGATGTACCTGATGTCTCTGATAGACTTGAAATATTAGGTGTATCATATAAAGTATTAGCAATAACAAACAGTAATCAAACAGTTACACTTGATAGAAAATATTCTGGTTCAAGCGGGCCTGTTGCTGCTGCAAATATTAAAAGAAATATACCACAAAGATCTAACCCTGCTAATTTTAATTTACCTGCTAACTTATTTGCACAAAGAATTTCAAAAAATTTAATAGGTATCACTACTGAAAAAGGTGGAGATCTAATATTCTTTAAAACTGCACCCTCTAATAATTTTGAATATCAATTTAAGTCAAACTTTAATCAAGTTCTAGGTAAAGCACAGGAAATTACTGCACATGTTGCAGTCTCTACCTCACATGGATTGGCAGAATTAGATAAAATAGATCTTACATTAAATTCAAATATAACTGGTGGAACTGGTATTTCTACATCAGTTATAGTAAAATATTCTGCTTCAGAGGATAAAATTTTAATTAATGCCATACCACTGGTGCAATCTAATATTGGTGCAGATACAATTTTCAAAGATAATCATGGATTGAAAACAGGTGAAAAAGTATTTTATGATGGTGGAACCGCACAGGCTACTGGATTAACTACTACATCTTATTTTGTTTACAGAATTGATGATAACTCATTCCAGTTGGCAGAAACATTTTATGATGTTGTAAATGAACCACCTAAAGTAGTTGGTATAACAACTAATACAGGTGGATCTGGTCAAGAAATTTCTTTAGTAAATCCTCCACTTTCGATAGTAAGAAATAACGATCTTGTTTTTTATGTTTCAGATTCATCATTAAATGGATTTAAATTTAATTTATATTATGATGTTGATTTTAACAATGAATTTGTATCTATAGGATCTTCAAATATTTTCTCAGTTGAAAGAAATGGTGTTGTTGGTGTGGGAACAACTTCAACAGTCACTCTAAAATATAATTCGGAAAATCCAGTAAATCTTTTTTATGCAATTGAAAAAACAGGATTTATAAGCACTACAGATACAGATGTTAATAATGGAAATAGAATCAATTATATTGATAGTGAATATGAGGGGTCATATACTGCATTTGGTGTTGGAACAACGTCATTTAATATATCTTTATCATCGGTTCCAGAAAAATTATCATATCTATCAACACAGGTAGATGATTTATCATATTCAACAAATTCTTCATCAACCACAGGTGGTGTCGATAAAATTAATTTAGCATCAGGAGGATTTGGATATAAAAAATTCCCAAGAGTAACTAACGTTAACTCAACTTCTGGTATCAATGCTAAAATTTTAGTGCTATCACAATCAATCAATAAAATTAATAAAGTAAGAATCTTAGATCCGGGGTTTGAATATCATTCAGATAGAACTTTAAGGCCAGAGGCAAGAATTTCACCTACTATAACATTGATTAACTCTGATCAAATATCTAATATTGAGGTTGTTTCAGGTGGTAAAAATTATATCTCAGTTCCAGATATTGTTATTATTGATCCAGAAACTGGACAATTAACAGATCAAGGTGTTATAGAATTATCCTTAAATTCAAGTTCTATCGCATCTGTAAACATAATTAGTTCTCCTAAAGGATTAAAACCTATAGAACAAAAAATTAGAACAATTAATAACTCTAATGGTATATCAATATCAAGAATTGCAGGTATGTCAACTACAACGACTACTGGAATTGTTACTTGTACACTTGTAACTCCAATTGGTGGATTTAATCCTGCACCTTTTGCTGTCGGGGATCAAATATTTGTTGAAGGAATTCAGTTAGAATCAACCACTGGATCCGGATATAATTCCACTGATCATGGATATGATTTCTTCACGATTACTGATTTTCAAAATACTAGCCCTGCAACATTAGAATTCAATTTAACAGGCATTGGAGTATCAATTGGTATTGCAAAAACTACACAAACTAACTATGCCACAATAACTAAATTTGCAGATTATCCACAATTTAGAACAACTCAAATTTCTGCTCAATTTAATGTTGGAGAAAGATTAGCGATTAAAGAATCTGGAAATTTTGTATTATCAGATTTGAATGTATTAGAAAATAATCCAGATGAATTTATAAAAGTATTCGGTAAAAGAGAATTGTTTGCAGGAGATGTGATACGTGGTGAAGTAACTGGTACACAAGCAACAATAAATTCTATTTTTGAAAATAGGGGATTATTTAATGTTGGATACTCTCTAAAACAAGAAAAGGGTTGGAGTAATGAGATTGGAAAACTAAGTGAAGATTATCAGGTATTATCTGATAATGACTATTATCAAAATTTATCTTATTCTATTCAAAGTCCAATTACCTTTGAAGATATAATAGATCCTGTCAATAGATTGGTTCATACTTCAGGATTGAAAAATTTTGCTGATACAGAAATTACATCAACAGCCAAATCAGGTATTTCTTCATCTTCTGACCTTGTTATTAACAGAGATTTAATAAGTGATCAAAGAGTTGACACAATTAATAATTTTGATTTAGTGGTTGATACTGACACTATTGCTAATTCATCTCAATCTAAATTTATCAAACTTAAAAATATTAAATTAACAAGTTATATTGAATGTAGAACAAACAGAGTCCTTGATATCGATGATATTAGTTCATTATTCTCAAATACTAATAGCACACAATCTAATAGAATTGATATTCCAATAAATGATAATTATGAATCATTCTTAATTCAAACTAAAAATCCATCAACTGAGGAATTACAACTTGATGAAGTAGTTGTTTTCAAAGATAACTCTGATACATTCACGTTTGAAAAGAATAACATAGGTATCGGAACACAGAAAATAGTTGATGTTTTAGGATTTACTGATACATCTACTAGTGATACTTTCTTGAGAATTACCCCTACTGATCCATTTGAAGATGATTTAGATATTAAAGTTTATAGAAGTAAATTTAATAGTCCAACAGCTGGTATAAACACTGAGAGTATTGGTTTTGCAAATATCATAGGTGTTGCAAAAACTGCTGATCCAAGTGCTACAATTAGTCTTGTTAGTTCACCTATTGGAGTTACATCAGCATTTTATTCAACTATTGAAGTAACTGATAATGTAACTAATGAAAAAAATCTTGTAGATATTTACACAACTCATGATGGAACTAATTCATACTTTAGTGAATATTATGTTGATAGTGGTGATATTGCTAATTTCTCATCAAACTTTATTGGAACATTTACATCTAATTTAAGTTCTGGTATATTATCAATTGATTTTGAAAATACTGGGATTAATACAGCTACCATAAGATCAAAAACAGTTGGATTTGGTTTAACTTCTGTAGGTATTGGAACATTTAGATTTAAAGATGCATCACAAATAGATGGAAATGAAAGAACAGTCAATTTACAATCCAATTTCAAAAGAGTATCAAATACATCCACTATTGTTGGTATTGACTCCAATAAATTTAACACTATAAAAAGTATTGTTAAAGTTGCTGCTGGATCTACAGTTGCAATGCATCAAGTTTTAGCAATTCATAATGGAACTGATACATCTATCGTTCATTATCCATTCATCTCCATAGGAAGCACATCAGGTATAGGAACGTTTATTTCAAACTATGCTAATAATAAATTTAATGTTAGATTTAATCCAGATAGTGGATTTACTGACGTTGAAGTATCAGCATATAGTGAACTTTTATATACTGATCTTGATCTTTTCAATACTCCTCCAGATCTAACATATGGAAGAGTAACTGAATCTGTTGCAGTTCGTCAGTATAATGCAGTGAATGGAAATAGAGCAAATAAAACAGAATTTGAATTAACTCATGGTGGAATTCCCATTTTTGCTAAAACATTTAGTCCTTCAGATGCATCAATTTTAAATCCAGTAACAGGTGTATTCACAATAACTGATCATTTCTTTAATACTGGAGAAAAATTAAAATATACTCCAAAAAGCACATTTATTGGTGTTACAGCTGATGCGATGGAAACATCTGCAGGAACAGATCTAACAACTGACGTATTCGCTATTCGTGATTCAAAAGATACATTTAGATTAGCACTAACAAAAGCAAATGCAAATTCAGGAACTGGTGTAACATTTACATCATTAGGAGCAGGTAATAGTCATCAACTTGAAATGACTAAAAAACTTGAAAAAAGTGTAGTTGTTGTTGACGGTTTGATACAATCACCAATAGCATTTACACCTATAAACACAACTTTGACAAATAATGGTGGTTCAATTTCTGCATCTGATACAATTGTAAGTGTTGCTGGTATTTCATCATTAACAAGTGGAGACTTATTAGAAGTTGGCACAGAATTAATGAAGATAACCTCTGTAGGTTTAGGAACTTTAGCAATAGGGCCAATCACTGGAAGTGGATCATTTAAATTAGTTGGTGTGGAAAGAGGTTCTTTAGGAACAATCGCAGCATCACATAATGACTCAAGTGCTATCCGTAAATTTAAAGGATCTTTCAATATCGTAGATAGTAAAATACACTTTACTGATGCACCAAGAGGAACAAATTTTGTTTCAAAAAATGCATCTGGACTTTCATTCCCAAGATCAGATTTTCATGGTAGAGTTTATTTAAGAAACGATTATACAACTAATAGAATATTTGATGACATATCTGATGGTTTCACTGGTGTTGGTGCGACTCACACTATAAAAGTTGGTGGAGCAAATACAACAGGTATACAAACAGGAAGTAGTATTCTTTTACTTAATGGAATATTCCAGACACCTACCACAGACAATAACACAGGCAACAACTATGAATTTGTTGGAGATAACACTGCTGGAATTACAACGATTACATTCACAGGTATAACATCTACTGATGGAACTAAAATTACAAGTGAATCGGATGTTAATTTAAATCAATTACCAAGAGGTGGTATGATAGTTTCTCTAGGATCAACAGGTGGTCTTGGAGTTGCTCCTCTTGTAGGTGCTGCTGTCACAGTTGTCAAAAATGCAAATGGTGTTATTACATCAGTAGGATTAGGTGCTACTGATCAATTAGGTTCTGGATATCGTGGTAGCGTTGCAATAGGTGTCACTGATATAGCATATGATCATAGATTCGCTAGTTCTGGTATAGGTTCTATTAAGAAAACTGCATTCTCAGGAGCAGGTAGTCAAGGATTCACTGCAACTAATGCAGAATACACATCTCATACAGGAGTATTGGTATTAACAATACCTAATCATGGATTAACAACTAGTGATACAGTTGGAATTGACACTGGTGGTTTAGTGTTTAGATGTTCAAAGGATAACTTCCAAACATTACATCCTTATCCTCGTGCAGTATCAGTTACAGCACAGGGGACAAGAAGCGATCCCGTCGCAGGTGTTCAAACATCCATTACTTCAGTAACAACTAATACAATTACAATAAATGTTGGCCCCGGTGGTGGTGCTGGTACAGGTGCAGTTATTAACGCAACTGTAGGTGCTGGTGGTACACTAGGATTTACTGTTGCAAATGGTGGAACGGGTTATGTAAATCCTGTAATTAATATTCCTGCACCAACTTACGAAAATCTTGAAGTAATAGGTGTATCACGTTTAGGAATAGGTGCTACAACTGATACCGGGTTGGGATTAAAAATTTCAGTAGATGTTGGTGCTAGTTCAACTACAGGAATAGGATCTACTCTTCATACTGTCAAATCATTTAAAATAACTAGAAATGGTTTTGGATTTAAAAAAGGAGATGTATTTAGACCTGTTGGATTAGTTACAGATAGACAATTGACTTCCAAAGTAAGTGAATTTGATTTAACTGTCACTGATATATTCACAGATAATTTTGCATCATGGGATTTTGGTGAATTTGATTTTATTGATCCAATTAAGAATTTGCAAAATGGTGAAAGAAAAAGATTTCCTATACGTTTGAATGGTCAATTACTGAGTTTTGAAAAAACTACAGGTAATAATGATTCATCTCTAATTGATATGAAAGATTTATTATCAATTTACATAAATGGTGTTTTGCAAGAGCCTGGTTTAGCATATACTTTTGATGGTGGAACCACATTTGCATTTACAACTGCACCGAGTGAGGATGATGATATAGCGATATTCTTCTACAGAGGAACATCCGGTGGGTCAAATCCTGACACTATCATAATTGATGTTCAAGAAACTTTAAAGAAGGGTGATGTCGTTGAAGTTGGTGGAAAAGGAACAGTATCTGCTCAAAGTGAAAGAACCGTTGTTGGCATTACTACATCAGATACATTTGAAACTGAAATTTACACAGGCCCCGGTATCGATGAAAATACGTTTAGACCATTATTACATTGGAGAAAACAAAAGGTAGATAAAATTATTCGTGGTGATGTTGTTTCTAAAGCAAGAGACTCTATTGAACCATTAATATATCCAACTGCTAGAATAATTGGTGATTTATCTACCAGTGAAAGTGATGATATCTTTGTTGATGATGCTAAATTTTTCGATTATGAGGAGGATAACTCTAATCTTGTAATTAATAGTTTTGGTGGTTTCATAATTGATAATGTAAATCCAGTTACTGCAACCTTAACAGCAACAGTATCTGCTGCTGGTACAATATCTTCTGTTAATGTTGTATCAGGTGGTAGTGGTTATGTTGGAGCAACAACAAGTGTTGCAATCGCAGCTCCATTTGGTATTGGAAATACAAACGTACCTGCTGTATCATCAGGTATTGCTACTTTTGCGACTGCTACTGCGACGATTACAAATGGATCTATAGCATCTGTAGCAGTAAATAATATAGGACTTGGTTATACAACTTCAGCACCACCTGTTGTCCTTGCTCCTTCACCAGAGCCAATCAGTGAAAATATCACTAATATCAAACAAACTCAAGGATTTAGTGGTATCATAACTGCTATTGATGTAACTCCCGGAAGTGGATCTGGATCAAGAGGTTTACGAATAGGATTAGCAAGAACTTCTGGTACTTTTAATACCTTACAAGTAGGTTATCCGATATATGTTTTCAACACATCAGTAGGAAACGGAGTAACTTCAATTAATACGAGTGGTGCAAACGGTGATATTGTTGGTATAGGAACACTATTTGCTGACAATATTTACATTATACAAGCACTAAATTATAATACAAATACTGGTGTATGTGAAATATTAACTAATATTCACTCAGGTGTAAACACTACAGGACTATCAACATCCTTTGGCACTCTTGGTGATCGTGGTAATTTCTCATGGGGTAGATTATTCACAACATCTGGCAATATAAGTAGACCAAATCCGATTGCAATAGGCGTAACTGGACGAACAGTTGGTATTTCAACTGGTGTTGGAATATCCACTTTCCCAACTATTCAAAGAAGAGTATTTGGTCTTCGTGATACAGGTGCACTTCGTAAAACATTGACATGATGATTTTGCGTATAAATATAGAAAAAAAGCAATAAAATGCCAGCAGTAGTAACAGATCAATTTAGAGTTTTAAACGCAAGTAACTTTGTAGATACAGTTACAGGTGTAGGAGGAGCTAATCCAGATAACTCATTTTATGTGACTTTAGGATTACCTAATCCTACGGTTGGGTTTGGTAGGACATCTGATTGGGATACAAAAACTCCGAATCCAGTTGACAATATAAACAGAAACAACCACGTAGGTGATACTACACTCTTTGGTAAAAGAGTTACAGGTAAAAATGTCAGGCGTTTGATAAGAAAGGTAGATTGGAATCAAGGTACTAGGTATGAGATGTATCGACATGATTACAGTGTTGATTCTCCCTCACCTATAACACAATCATCTAGATTATATGATGCCAGATATTATGTTATAAATGAAAATTTTAATGTTTATATTTGTATTGACAATGGTTCATCAGGTATTAATACTACTGGTAATGCCTCTCAAGATCAACCTACATTTACAGATTTAGAACCATCAAAGGCAGGGGAAAGTGGTGACGGTTATGTATGGAAATTTTTATATACCGTTTCACCTAGTGATATTATAAAATTTGATTCAACTGAATTTATTGCAGTACCAAATGATTGGACTACTACAAATGATGCTACCATACAGGCAGTTCGAGAGAATGGTAATTCAGATATCAATAGTAATCAAATAAAAAAAGTTTACATTGAAAATCAAGGATCTAATTATAGTGGTGGTTTAGGCCAAGAGTTTAATATTTTAGGTGATGGTACTGGAGGAAAGGTTGTTATTGATGTTGTTGGAGGAAAAATTACTAATGCTATTGTATCATCTGGAGGAAAGGGATATACATATGGGATAGTTGATTTGGGAACAATAAATCAAAATGCTACCCCAAAAGCAAAATTAATACCGATTATTCCTCCTTCAAAAGGTCATGGATCAAATATCTATGAAGAGTTAGGAACTGATAGAGTTTTATGTTATGCAAGATTTGGTGGAGACAATAAAGACTTTCCCTTAGATACACAGTTTGCACAAGTGGGTTTAGTTAAAAATCCAACTTCCATTGGTACAACATCAACTTACTTTAGTGACTCATATTCATCATTAAGTTCTATTAAATTCCCTCCAACTACAACTCAAAATCCAACTGTTGGAACTAAAATTAGTCAATCAGTAACTAATGGAACTGCAGTTGGTTATGTAGCCTCTTGGGATAAAGAAACGAAAGTTCTTAAATATTTCCAAGATAGATCATTGTATTTTGATCCTGCTAATAGTGCTGTCACTGATCAAACTGATTACGTAGGTGTATCCACTCTAGGTCAAGTTCTTCCCTTTGAATCAACTGCTAATCCAGTAACAGCCTCTGGTTTTTCTGCATCTATAGAAACAACATTCAGTTCTGGTATTACTACTGTAGGAACAAAAAATGTCGGTTTAGGAGTTACTTTCACAAATGGACTTGCAACTCCTGAAATAAATAAAGGGTCAGGAGATCTAATTTATATTGATAATAGATCAACTATTAAAAGAAACTCAAGACAAAAAGAAGACGTAAAAATCATTTTGGAATTCTAAAAAATGCCACAAAAAACGAATCTCAATATAAGTCCTTATTACGACGATTTTAACAAGGATAATAATTTTTATAGAGTCTTGTTTAATCCGGGAAAACCCGTACAAGCAAGAGAATTAAGCACACTTCAATCTATCTTACAAGATCAGATTGAATCTTTTGGTAGTCATATGTTTAAAGAGGGATCAATGGTGATTCC